GGCCACAGGGCAAGGCTGGACCGGAAGGGCCGAGAGGGCCGAAGGGTTACTGATGGCGTGGGCCACGCTGCTAGAAGTCAAAGCGCACCTGCGACTGAGTGACTGGGGCGAGTCTCCAGGCCCAGAGGACACGGATCTGCAACTGAAGTTGGATCAGGCCGAGGACATCGTTCAGACGTACATCGAGCGGCCAGACGATGCGGATTGGGCGGATGAGATCGCGTCCTGGGATGACACGACGGTGCCACCGGGAATTAAAGCGGCCGTCCTCTGCATGGTGGGCCACTTGTATCGCTTTCGTGGTGATGACGCGGGGCCTGATGCGCCCAAAGCGGAGCACGGATTCTTACCACCGCAAGTCGTGAACCTGTTGCACCGATGGCGAGATCCCGCAGTCGCATGAGCGCACGGCTCAAGATCAAGGCCAAGCTGAAGGCCACCGCCCAGCAGCAGGGCCGCGTGATGTTCGAGCCGGTGCCGAAGTTGTGGCCAAACAGCACGATCGTATGTATCGCCAGCGGGCCGAGCCTGACGCAAGCGGACGTGGATTACGTGAGGGGCAAGTGTGACGCGGTGATCGTGGTGAACAACTGTTACCAACTCGCCCCGTGGGCCGACGCGCTCTACGCCTGTGATTACCGCTGGTGGAATGAGCACCGAGGCGTCATGGCGTTCAAAGGCTTGAAGTATTCGCTGCAGCGGCAGTCCGGCAAGTGGAAGGGCGTGAAGGTGCTTCAGAACACAGGGCCAGATGGACTTGAGCGCAAGCCCAACGGGCTAAAGACTGGCCGCAACAGTGGCTATCAGGCCATGAATCTGGCGTTTCACCTTGGGGCGAAACGGATCGTGCTACTCGGCTACGACATGCAATACACGCACGGCAAGAGTCACTGGCATGGCGATCATCCGTGGGGTGGTAAGCCTCCGGTGCAGTCGTTTCGCGGCATGTTTCGCGGCATTGTCGGGCCACTGGCGAAGGAAGGCGTGTCCGTCGTGAACTGCACGCGCGAGACGTCGCTGGACTGCTTCCCGCTGATGGCGCTGGAAGAGGCGCTGCCGGCACAGGTGGAGGCCGTGGCGTGAGCGTCCACCGTGAGACGTTCACCGCGTTCGTGAAAGAGCAGGAATGGACGCGCGGGGCCGAACTCGGCGTGGACAAGGGCATCTTGTTCGGCATGTTGTTGCGCGGCTGTCCAGCGTTACGTCTGATGGGCGTAGACACGTTCCCGAACAAGGAGCGATCCAAGCGGGTGTTTGAATTGGCGCAGACGTATCACGAGCGCGTGGGCCTGCTCGAGATGACAACCCAAGCGGCCAGTCGCGTGGTGCCAGATGGCGAGTTCGATTTCGTCTTCATTGATGCGGATCACAGCTACGAGGCCGTCAAGGACGACATCAAGTGCTGGAAGTCCAAGGTTCGGCGTGGTGGTTGGCTGGGCGGCCATGACTACAGCCGGAAGTTTCCTGGCGTGATCAAGGCGGTGAACGAAGCCTTTACCCGTGACGTCTACGAGTGGCCGGGATCGATCTGGGGCGTGTGGTGCTGACAGTTTGCCTTTGGCACTGGGGCCAACGCTACGGCCCACGGCATCTGGTGACGATGCAGTCGATGCTCAGGCGCCATCTGTCGCTGCCGCATCGCGTGACGTGCATTACGGATCGGCCGCAGGACGTGCCTGGCACGATGCAAGTCTTTGACGTGAAGCACACGGTGAGCAAGGGCGACTTCAACTGTATCCGGCGCATGTGGCTCTATGCGGGGAAGCAACCGAAGGGACGGCCGTGGCCGGGAGACTTGGGTGATCGGTTGCTGCAACTGGATCTCGATGTGGTGCTTACGGATTCGATTGATCCTCTTGTGGATCGTCCGGATGACTTTGTGATCTGGAAAAGCGAGAGCACGAAGCGCGTCAACAGGCCGCATGGCTGGGCCTACAACGCCACCATGATGCTGCTGAGGCCAGGCGCTCGAGCAGACGTCTGGGATCGCTACCGAGCGAACCCGAAAGCGGTAGAGCGTGACGCCGACGTGGATGGCTGGGACGTGAAGTGCAACAGCGATCAGGCGATTGCTACGTATCTGCTGAAGGATCGGCCGGTGTCAGCGTGGACGTCCGAGGATGGCATTTACTCCTATCGGGCGTTCGCAGGGCCTGACGGCATGAAGGATACCGGGTTGCCTCACGGCTGTCGCGTGGTGAGCTTCCACGGCCGGCGAGGGAATCGGCACCCGGGCGCGAAGGATTTGCAGGAGAAATCACCGTGGATCGCCCAGCACTGGCATTGAAGACGGACTTCTGGAGCACCGTGCTGCCGGAGATCCCGAATCGGGAGTGGCTGGTGCGCGCTCGCAAGTTGACGACTGAGGCCGAGATCAGGCGGAAGGCTGCGGACTATCAGACGGGCAGCATTCTGGAGAGTGAAGCGTATGCGCTCATGGCGGTGGCTGAGCACTTCAAGGCGAGAGTCGTGATTGAGGTGGGCACCTTTGTGGGCTTGTCCACCACGGCGCTGGCGTCAGTCTCCACCGTAGAGGCTGTCTATACCTGTGACGCCAGCAACGACTGTCTACCGAGCGATAGCGTGATACGCACGTTTCCAAAGAAGACGAGCACGGACATGCTTCGGCATCTAGTTCAGCGTGTGCAGGCAGACTTCTGTTTCTTCGACGGTGCCTTGAGCGTAGAGGATGTGCAGATCCTGCGGAAGATCACATTTCCAGATGCGATCTATGCCGTCCACGACTACGGGTATGGCCAGAAGGTTCGCAGGACTGGCGTCATTGAAACCGTGCCGCGCAAGGGCACAGGCAACATCAATTTGCTTCTATGTACGCTGGATGACTACGAGGTGATTGCCCCAGAAGAGGAAGCGTCGTTGGCGCTGCTGATCCCGGAGTCGCGGCTGTGAGAATCGGCTTCCTGCACGTCAACAAGCGCGCCGAGGCGTCAGAAGAGGCCTATCTGTGTGCGCGGTTGATGGTGGAGTCCGCACGCAGGGTGATGCCCTACTCAGAGATCGTGCAGTTCACAGACATGGTGACGAAGCCGATCAAGGGTGTCACGGACGTCAGGCGCAAGCCGGCCGAGCCGATGGGCCTGATGCGGATGCGCCACTGCGCGAGCGTGCCTGGACACTGGGTGTTCGTGGACACGGACGTGATCTTTCAGCAGCCCGTGGGGCCAGTGTTCAAGAGCGACTTTGACATAGCTGTAACGTCCCGCAATTGGTCGCACGTCAAGCACGCGGTGGGCTTCAGCCAGCGGATGCCGTTCAACACGGGCGTGGTGTTCTCGAAGTGCCCACACTTCTGGAGTGATGTCTACACACGGCTGCGGAATCTGGATCCTGAGCAACAGGAGTTCATGGGCGAGCAGCAGACGATCTGCGACGTGGCGTCAGAGACTGATCGTTACAAGGTCAAGTATCTGCGCGGGTCCGTCTATAACTACCCACCCGAAGTGCCAGGCATGAATCCGAGCAGTGCGGAGATGGAAGCGGCAGCGGTAATCCTCCACTACAAGGGCGAGGAACGGAAAGCCCTGATGCTGAGACGGCCTCGGGAGTCCAGGCGGTGCGCGTGAGCTTCATCATCCCGCCCTCCGGCTTCCTGATCGATGATCGGTGCTTCCCGACGTTAGGGGTGCTGAAGGTGGCCGCCGTGCTCGAGGCCGAAGGCATCGAGGTGGACGTGCTCGATCTGTCAGGCGTGGCGGATACCTCAGACGCTGTGGCTATGCACCTCGGGACGCGCAAATCGGACGTCTACGGGCTGACGGCGACGATGCCGCAGATGCCCTGTGCTGCCGCCATTGCGGCCCAGATTCGCGAGGCGCGGCCTGGCGCGGTGCTGATCCTGGGTGGGCCACATGTCACGCTGATGCAGGCGTCAGCACGGCTGGAGGTTAAGCGTGGCAAGGCTGGCCGGGCCGTCAAGGCGATCGATGAGTTGTCGGATCTGTTCGATGTGCTGGTGTGCGGGGATGGCGAGCGGGCCATTCTGCAGGCCATTCGGGACGATGCACCCAGCCTGATCGATGCCGATGATCCGAAGTCGGATCTGTTCCTGACGCCAGCGGATCTGGATGCCAGCTTGTTTGCGTCACGGCACCTAATCGATTTGGATAGCTACCACTATCAGATCGACGGGGTGAGAGCCCAGAGCCTGATCTGCCAACTGGGATGCCCGTTCGGGTGCTCGTTCTGCGGAGGCCGCAGCAGTCCCTTCCTGCGACGTGTCCGCACGCGCTCGACTGATCGGGTGATTGCCGAGATGCGGCACCTCTACGAGACATACGGCACCACGGGCTTCATGTTCTTCGATGACGAACTGAACGTGAACAAGCTGTTCATGGATCTGCTGACGCAGATGGTGCAGTTGCAGGACGAGGTGGGCGCCGAGTTTCGGATGCGCGGGTTCCTCAAAGCTGAACTTGTCACGCCTGATATGGCCGCCATGATGTACGCCGCTGGGTTCCGGAACGTGCTGGTGGGCTTCGAGTCAGGCGATCCGAAGATCCTGCGCAACATCAAGAAGGTGGCCACGCGAGAGGACAACACCAAGGCGGTGGGCATCCTCCAAGGCGCTGGCATTCGCGTCAAGGCCGCCATGTCCGTGGGGCATCCCGGCGAAAGCGCCGAGACGATCCAGTCCACCCGCGACTGGCTGCTGGACGTGAAGCCTGACGAGTTCGACGTGACGATCATCACGGTGTATCCAGGGACGCCCTACTTTGATGAGGCGATAGAACACCAGCCTGGGATCTGGACGTATACGGATGCGCGCTCAGGCGATCGGCTACACGCGCACCATGTGGATCACCTGACGGATGTGAACTTTTATAAGGGTGTGCCGGGGAGTTATCAGAGCTTCGTCTACACGGATGCGCTGAGCCCAGAGCGGCTGTGCGAATTGCGTGATGACGTGGAACGTGATGTGCGGGCCACGCTGGGCATTCCGTATCCCACTGCGACACCGGCGCTCAACTACGACCACAGCATGGGGGCCAGATGAGCGAGGCTCGCATATTTCGGAGTGCTGAGTTCGGCCCTGACTCTCGGCTCATTGTGGATGCGAGGGATCCATTCAGTGTAGGCCCAGTGATCTTCACGTCTTTGTGTGGGCCTCATGCTGTTGAGTTCAGGCTGAAGGATGATGATCTCTGCGAGTTTGTGCGCCTATTAGTTGCCAGTGCTGATCAATTTCAATTCACGGTAATAAAAGACATCGTTGAACGTGAGTTGGTTAGGGATCGCGAATGAGCGATCCGATCACTTTCGTTTGCTGGAGATGGACGCCACCGAGAGGCTACCGATCGACGTTCGGGCCAGACACCGTGTACGCCTTGCGCGACATGATCCGCCGCAACTTCGACAGGCCGCATCGCTTCGTGTGTGTGACTGATAGGCCGCAGGAGTTGAGCGGCGTGGAGACGATCCCGTTGTGGGACGACTGCTCACAGATCCCGTCGCCTATCGGCCACAGCTACCCGAGCTGCTACCGGAGGCTGAAGGTGTTCGCGCCTGATGCCGGCGAGATCTTCGGAGAGCGGCTGGTGAGCATCGATTTGGACACGGTGATCGTGGGTGATCTGGTGCCGTTGTTCGATCGGCCAGAGGACTTCGTGATCTGGGGTGAGTCTGACTTCCCGCACACGACACCCTACTGCGGTTCGCTGTGGATGCTCAAGACTGGCACGCGGCCCCAGGTGTGGACTGAGTTTGATCCGCTGACGTCGCCACGGAAGGCGTGGAAGGCTGGCTGCCGTGGCTCTGACCAAGGATGGCTTTCATACATTCTTGGCCACAAGGAAGCGAAGTGGACGCGCAAGGATGGCGTCTACAGCTTCAGGAAGCACATCGCGAAGTGGGGCAATCAGTTGCCAGCAGACGCGAAGCTGGTGAGCTTTCACGGCCGGCGAGATCCGTGGTCATACGACTGTCAACAGATCGACTGGGTGAAGCGGTTCTATCCGATGCAGGTTGCCGCGTGACGACGATGACGATGCCTACAGCGGAGATGTACGAGGCCGCATTCGCGCTGGAAATGACGAAGACGTATCCAGTCGTGGATGCATTCGAGCGTCGAATGGGCTATGCCATCGATCCGATCAAGCTGACGAGTGCCGCTCGAGTCTTGGCGTGCCCAGTGAAGGCTAACCCTCCGAATTGGCAGCATGGTCGTGTGCTGTATGCGGCTGTGCGCGAATACCTGCATAGGGTGCGGCCACAAGAGCCGGGGTATCTGCTCGACATCGGAACAGCCAAAGGCTTCTCCGCTCTGTGTCTCTACTGGGCCATGTGGGACGGTGATTACGTGGGCGGGGTGCATTCCCTTGACGTGATCGATCCAGAGAGCCGCGAATCACGCAACACGATCGCTGAACTGGACGACCCTAAAAGCCTCTACGAAGTTCTCGAGCCGTGGCCTGAGTATCAACAGATCCATTTCCACAAGGCCACAGGACAGCAATGGCTGGTGGCGTACAGCTTCCGTCCGAACGTCGCCTTCGTTGACGGCCGGCACAAGTACGAGGTGGTGAGCTGGGAAGCGGCCCTACTCGCTGAGCGTCAGCAATCCGGCGATATGGCCATCTTCGATGACGCGCAGATCGCAGGCGTGGCCAAGGCCCTGAAAGAGCAGAAGGCGTATGAGTTGGAGTATCTGGAGATCTTGCCGAACCGGCGCTATGCCATTGGGAGGCGCAAATGACTAGTGAAATAACCGTGCCTATTCAGAACGTGACGAAGGATCTCACTGTGACGGTGCGAGTCACTGGTATGGCGGTGTGGCGCGTGCGGTGGTGGGTGGCGTCAAAGCTGATGCTGTTGGCGGCTCGGATTGCTGGATGTGGGATCAAGTTGGATGTCGAGAATGAAGGGTAAACCCTGGTCTGCGGATCTGCCCGTCGTAGAGATCGCCCAGAGCGATCAGCCGAAGCCGATCACGCTGATTCTTCCGTATTACGACAACCCAGACTTTCTGCGTCAGCACTTGGCGTGGTGGGCGACGTTCCCGGCATTCCTGCGCTCGCACCTGTCCGCGATTATCGTGGACGACGGCTCACCGAAGCCGGCGGCAGACGTGCTCCGATCGGTGCCGCATCCGTTCCCGATTCGCCACTTTCGGATCTCGGTTGATGTCCGGTGGAACTGGCTGGCGGCTCGCAACATCGGCTTCCACTATGCACCAGAGGGCTGGTGCGCGGTGACAGACATCGATCACGTCATCCCTGAATCTACGGCCACGTCTCTGGTGTATGGGCACCACGAGCCAGGCGTGATCTACGGGTTCTCGAGACGTGAGCACAGCGGCGAGACGATAGCCCCACATCCCAATAGTTGGTTCCTGACACGCGAGATGTTCTGGACAGTCGGCGGCTATGACGAGCGCATGTCTGGCTACTACGGCTCTGATGGTGACTGGCGAAGGCGGCTGGCGGCGACAGCGCCAATGGAGATTCTGGCGTCACGGCTGATCCGGCATGAGTATGTAGGCGACTCGTCTACCACGCGCTATCTGCGGAAGCAACCAGAGGACGCGGCGATCAAGGCGATCGTGGCGGCTCGAGGCAAGGGCTGGAAGGCTAAGACGTTGAGCTTCCCCTATGAGGAAGTGATGCTGGAGACGGTGTGCCTGTAGGACGTCCACTGGGCGTCGGCCAACCGAGAACGGCGGCAGGCCAGCGCTGGCAGCGCGTGACGATCGAGCAGTTCACGCCTGCTACGACAGGCTCAGGCTTCCCAGGTGGGACGTGGAGCTCGCTGGCGACTGTCTGGATGAGCAAGCAGGACGTCCGGGCTGACGAGCGGTTCATCGCCAGCCAGGAGTCCGCCTACTTCGAGACGACGTGGTTTAGCGAGTATCGCAGTGACATCGATCCGGAGATCGTGGACGTGGCGGCGACACGGCGCCTGAACTTTCGAGAGCGGATCTTCGATATTCGGGCAGCCACGGTGGTGGGACATCAGCAGGGCATCGAGTTCACGACGCTGGGACAAGGTAGGCTCGAGGAATGAAAGTTAAAGCCACCATCCAAGGCGGGGCGCAACTGGCGGCGAATCTCGCCAAGTTAGTGCATCGCCTTGATCAGCAGGCGCTGTATCGCGTGCTGCTGGAATCTGGTGAGCCAATCAGAACGAGCGCATCCCAGAATGCGCCACGCGGCGATGAGCCACCGCACATCGCTGACAACATTGGCATGAGGCCGGTGCTACGTGGCGAGTTGGCCTCGGTGGTGATCGGCCCGGTGCGAGGCTTTGCGTATGGCCTCCCGCTGGAGATTGGATCGGTAGATACGGCACCGCAGCCCTTCTTGCGGCCGGCCTTTGACAGCGAGTCTCCACGCTCGGTGGATATTGCCGCGAAGGCCACATGGCGCGAGTTGAATGCGGCTGGGCATATCGGCTCGATTGGCGATGTCTTCCCTGATGATGAGAGTGGCGAGTGACGGTTGAGGATGCCGTGGTGGATCGGTTGCTGGCCACGAGTGCCGTGACGGCGCTCGTGAGCACGCGCGTCTATGCGATGACGTTGCCTCAGCACCCGACATTCCCGGCGATCCGAGTGAGCCTGATCGATGAGCCAGAGCAGTATCACTTGCGCGGTAAGGAGCGCATGACACGCGCTCGAGTGCAAGTGGATTGCTTCGCGCGGAAGATGAGCGGGAATGATCCCAAGGCGCTGGCCACGAGTATCGCGACGGCCGTGAATGACGCGCTAACGGTAGAAGGCTGGAGCGTGGGGAGTCCACCGCTGGTGGTATCTGGCGCGTTTCAGATTCTGCGCAGGCTGGTATTTGAAAGCGAAGAATTGCAGATCGTGCGCGAGATGCGCGACTTCAGGATTCATAGCGCACAAACGTAACTGATTCTCGAGCATCGGCTGGGCACCGCTGATCACGGTGCCGACAGGGCATTCGGCCAGCCGCCGATGTGACAGGGCCACAGAGGAGAGGGGCCGCTCTCCATACACGCATCGGAAGGTGCGCGCGTGGAGGGCGGCCCCA